CCGCCGTAAACGTATAGGCGCGTTATTACGTTCGTACCTGTGACCGCCTTGCGTTCCAGGTTGTAAAGCCCGCCGCCGCGCCCGTATTTGAACGTAAACGGGAATACCTGGCCGACGTTCCGGAAGTGCAAAGTAAGGGTTCCGGCCTGGGCGTCCTCTATAATCTCGCTTTCCACCCCGTACTGGCTGCAAAGGTCCCACAGGACCTCTAAGCAATTCTTTCCGGAATAGGTCAGCGTTTTGTAGTCGCTTTCGGCTGGAACGGTCCCCAGGACCCAGCGGCCTGGCTGCCGGCGGTTCGCGTTGCTGATAAGAATGGCGGCGAATTGCGCAAGGGTCCCCGTAAAGCTGTCAAGCATCAAGCCGTCCGGGAGCAGCCATTGGGCGTCTATCAGCTCATATTGCCGGCCCTCCAAAGTAAGCGTATATTCAAAGCGCCGCGGGCCTATCTTCTTGACCGGGGCCAGGGCGTTAAGCGTGTACGTTTCCCCGCTGAAAGCGACTATTTTGTCCCCCAGCTGGAAGTCAAGGGGCAGGGCGCTCTCTATGGTCAGCGTTACGGTGTCCGCCCCTGCAAAAGCTTTCTTTTGCTTGGCGCTGGTAACGCCGGAAACGGCCCCCCGCCGCATGAGCGGCAGGGTCGTTCCGTCTTTGTGAATTATTATAATTTGGTCCATACGACGATTCCGTTTGTCTCGAAGTCTGTAATTTCTTCAATTACGCCCGCCACAATAGCGTAGTAAATCCCTTCTTCCTGGTATTCGTGCGTTACGGTTACGCCTTCGCCGGCGACGTCGTAGGTGGCCGTTCCGTCGCCCCAGTATATGGTCATAAGCTTGGGCGTTGTCAGGGTGATGGAAAGCGTCGCCGTTGTGCTGCTGGTCCTCTGGTGTCGGACCACCCTCTTTACCGGTTCCGGCTCCTTTAGCTTAAGCGTGAACGTTCCGACCATAAGGCTGTCGTTCCAGCGCTTGGAAATAGCTACGGCGTTCGGCAGGTAAACCTCGTAAACGAGCGGCTTTGTCGGGTGGATGTCAATCATAAGGCGCTGCGTTCCGTCTCCGTCAAACTGCGCAAGGAAGGCGTTAAGCTTCGTAACAAAGTCTATTTTCCCCTTCGCCTGAATAAAGCAGGAAAGGGTGATTTCGCGCGGCTCAAAGCGGCGGCGGGAAAGATCTACTATTTCCCCGTGTTCGTCGGGCCAGTCTACGCTGTACGGCTTCTTTGTCGCCGGGCGGTCCAGGATGCCGTTGCTGGAAGATACGCGGACCCCGTGGTCTTTGAAATTTACGCCGTTAAGGTAGTATTCCAGGGAGGTGGCGGTGCTGATAAGCTCCGTAATTTCTTCCTGTGTCAGCGCTGCGTCGTAAATCTTTACTTCGTCCAGGCATCCGTACCCGTATTCCGTGCCGTAAATGTCTTGAAGGATGCTAAAGCCTTCCGGGTTGGAAGGAAGGCTTAGCGTTCCGACCAGCTGCGTGTCAAGGTAAACGCTTACTTCGCGCCCGTTCTTTACTATGGCCCAGAAGCCCCACGTTTCCGGGTTTACGTCGTACCAGGCTTCCCGGAAGTTATTAACACCCGGGCAGTTGAAAAATACGCCTATTTTCGCGCCTGTATAGCCGTCCGGGTATTGCTTGCGGCGGATCCAGGCGGTGAGGGTAAAGTTGGAAGTAAGCGGCACAAAGTCCGTTTCAATCTCCGCCCGGCCTGCTCCGTCGAATTCGATGCAGTTGCCCTGGCGGCCCGGTACAAAGTTCGCCCCCGTCAGGGTGGCGTCGTGCCTTCCGCGGCTATAATCATACGCCGTTGTTGATCCCTGCGCTTCGTCAAAGGGCAGGTTCAAAATAATATTTTCTTCTCTGGTGGCCATTGTTAGTATGTTTTTTTGTGTTTAACTACGACTTTAACCGTCCCCGGGTTTTCGCCGGTTATGGTTTCAACGGATGCCCCTTCGTACTGGAATACGGTAACGCGGGCGGAGTCCCTGGCTTCAACGGTTACGCGAGAACGGTCGAAAGCGTCCACGGTAACTACGGCGTTCCCGGTCGCCAGAACGTGCAGCCGGGTGTCGCCTGTGGCGTAAAGCAGGGCGGAATGGTAGCCGTTATAAACGGCCACCGCTTCCGTCTCCCCGTAAAAGGCTGCGCGCCCTCCGTTCCCCAGGTTAAGGTCCTTTTCGTCCACGTAAATGTTTACGGCGTTCCTTACGTCCCTGGGAATTCCGCGTAAATATTCAAGGCTCGGGACGCCCTTGCTCAGGCAGAAGTCTATGCCGTTAAAGAATAGCGCGGCCAGCCCTTCTACGGTCTCCGTACAAAGGAGCCGTTCGTGCCATTCCTTGCATACGCCGGCGGCCTTCGCCGCCTTTGCTAATTCCTTGTTAATGCTCATTTTTTTAGTCTCCTGTATAACCGGAAGCGCGCAGTTCGCGGTCAAGGCTGGGCGCGCCCCGTAATTCGTTATAAATGTCCCGAATAATGGAGTTCGCTTCGCCGACGCGGGCGTCTATGCTGGCCAGGTGGATAAGCTGCTCCCTAAGTAGGTCTATACTTGTAACCTGGTTTTCCCGGACGGCGTTCGTCTGGCCTGCCAGCAGGTCGATGCTTTCCTGGCTGGCCCCTGCAATAGCGCCGGCCAGCGTCGTGGTGTCCGCCCCGTCAAGCTCTTTATAAAGGTCCTCGTAAACCTTCATAGCTTCCGCGTAGTTCGCGGCGATGGCGTGGACGCGGTCCTTAAATGCCTGCTGCTCCTGCGGGGTCAAGCCGTCAAAGGTCCCGTTTCCTTCGGAGTCGAAGCCCATAGCGGCCTGCAGCTGCTTCATGGCGGCCTGCAAGGGTCCCGTTAAGAACTGCTTACTTACGGCGGCCTTTACGGCGTTCGCCATAATCTCCTGGGCGATCTGCTCGGAAGTCTTTTTAATTTGGGACTTGCTCATGCCGGTGCTGAATAGCTCCGTAATACCGTCCGCCAGCTGGTCGGAAAATTCGGAAGCCGTGGTTTGCGTTACTTCCTCCGTTATTTCCTGGATGATGTCCTGAATATTGCGCAAGTTCTGGGCTTGCTTCTCCGTAAAGTCGTCTATTTTTTCGGAGTCGCTCTTTTTCTTGGAAGCTTCCAGGCGGGCTTGCTCTCGAAGCTCCGCGTTCTGCTTGCGGAGGTTCTCTATGGCCTTGCCCTGCTTCTGGTAATAATCTTCTCCCAGGGCCTTGTCAATCTCCCATTTTAGCTGGTTGTAAGCGTTGCTAAGCCGGTTAATTTGCTGTTCGTGTTTCTTGATGCTTTCCTCGATCTGTTTGTCCTGGTTTCCGCAAATGGCCTTAATTACGTCCACGACGGCGTTTACTACGACCAGGGCGGCCTGAATAATCGCAAGAATAACGGAGGACTTTTCGGCCGTTTTTATGGCCGTCGCTACGCCTACGGCTACGGCCGCCGTACTCATAAGCGAAGTTATAGCCGTGGTTCCGACTTCGCCGATGGCGTCCTTCAAGGGGGCGCAGCTGTTTATCGCGTCGCTTACAAACTCAAAGCTTGACTTCGTGGCTTCGCCCAGCTGCTTCCAGTTTTTCTTTATGTCTTTCGCGCTGGTCTTGCTGTCCTTGCTGGCGTTGTTGAATATCGCGCGCAAGCTGGCGGCCATCTGTGCGAAGGGATTTTCTTGGTAGAGGACCGCTTTGGCTTCGTTAAGCTTGTCCCGGATCGTCTTAAGGTCTACGGGGTCGAATACGCCGGAAAGGCTGGAAAATTGCTTTTCAATCTCAGCCACCAGGTCCTCTATCTGGGTCGCCGTCAATTCGTCAAGGTTCCCGAAAAGCTCCGCCCATTGTTCGCTGGCCTGCAAGGTCTCGGCGGCCAGCTTGCTAAGGGCCTGCGCCTGCGCTTTGTCCAGGCCTTCAAGAATAGAAGTATTCCCGCTTTCTGCTGCAAGGATTTCCGCCTGGCGGCGTTTCTCCGCGTATTCCGCCATAATTAAGGCCTTCTTTTCCTCAAAGGTTCCGTATTCGGCCAGCATGGCTTCGTAGTCCTCGCCGGAGGCCTGGTCGTATTGGCGCTTTCGGTTGTCGATGGCGCGCTGGATCCGCTTCTTTTCTTCCTCATCCTCCGTGGCTGTAAGGGCGGCTTCAAGCAGGGCGACGTCGTTTGCGTAGTCCTGGGCCAGCCGGACCTTCTGGTCCAAATAGTCCGCGTATTGTTCAAGGAGGGCGTTTGTCTGCTCTTTCTGCTTCTCTACTGCGTCGCTTTCCGCTTCGTCAAGCGCTGCGCCTTCCTGCTTCGCCAGCTCGCTGTCGTCGCCTTCCAGGGCCTTGCGGCGTTCCTGGATGATGTTCAATACGTCAAGGATGCCGTTTGCCCCGTCGATCTGTTCCTGTAAGGCGGCCTTAAACTCCGCAAGGGCGGCCCCCTTCGTTTCCTCTGCGATGGCGGTGTTAATGGCGGCCAGCTGCTCCTTCTGGGCTTTGGTCCCGTCCCCGTGCATGGCTTCTACAAGCTGGGCGCGTAGGTTCTTAAGGTAGTCCACGTAATTCTCCCCGCCCTTCAAAAGCTCCGCGTATTGCTGGGCGGCTGCGTCCCTGACTATGGCGTCGGAAGATGCGGCCCACTGCTTAAATTGTTCGTAGGCCTTCTTTTTGTCCTCCAGCTCTTTCTGGAACTTTTCGGCGGCGCTGGGTCCGTTGCTGCCGCCGCCCCCTCCGCCGGTCGTCAAAAGCCCGGCTTCGCGTAGGATCCGCAGGCCTTCCTGCTCCGCGGCGGTGGCGTCCGCGTAGCCCTTTTCGATGGTGGCTGTAAGCTCCGCCAGCTCTGCCTTCTTTTTGTCCTTCGCCTTGTTATCGGTTTCGTAGGCTATGGAGCCGCCGAACATGCCGCCTGGCGTGAACTGCGTTACTTTGTCCGGCATGCTGTCTATTTCCTGCTGCAGCTGGATCTGCTTCTTTAGGTTGTCTTGCTGCAGCGCCCTGTAAGCGTCCGCCTTTGCCCGGGCCATCTGGGCCTTTACGTAGGCTTCCGCCCCGTTATTGAAAAGGGCTTCCGCGTCCTTTACGCTGGTTATGGAGACGCCCAGCTGGTCCAGCCGGGCTTTATTGTCCTTCAGGAATTGCTCTTTTGCCTTGATATTGTCGCCTAACTTCGCCCAGGCTCCTGCAAGCTCTGTTACTGCGCCTATTGCGGGGGCTGCGCCTTCCGCGACGGCGTTCTGGAAGTCAGTAATAGCCTTCTTTGCTTCGCGGGCCTGCTTTATGAACTTCGCCGCGACGGCTATAATTGCGCCTATTGCGGCGGCTATCCACCCGAATACCGGTATAGACTTAATCGCGGCCCCTACGGCCCGGAAGGATGCGGCCAGGCCGGTGTTTGCTACGGTCCCGGCGGTGGCGCTTACGTTTTCGGCTGTCTGGGCTGCCGTGGTGGCGGCCAGCGCGCCGGTGCTTTTCGCAAGCTCCGCGTTATAGGCTGCCCGGATCTTCGCAAGAATAACGACGGAAAAATAGCTATCTTTGTTTAGGGTGTTCGCTACTTGCTGCAGGCCCATCGTTATGCTCATAAGGCTCTGGACCCGGAGCATTATCTTCTGTAAATTCTCGTTTTCCGCCCCAAATAAGCCGATTACGCCCTGGGCGGCGGAAAAGGCCCCGGCTACGCCTGAAACGGCGCTAATAACGCCCTGCAGGCCTGCGTTATCGTGCGCCAGGATCTGCGCCTGCTTCTGGGCGTCGCCCATCGCGTTTTGAAGGCGGCCGGCTTCCTGCTGGAGCTTTACGTAAGCTTCCGTTCCGCGCTGCCCGGCTTCCTCCATCCTGGCTAATTCCTCAATAACGGCGCGTAATTGGGTGCGCAGGCTTTTCTGCGCCGTGTCGTTGTTGCGGATCTGCTCGCTGAATTTGTTAATACGCGCTTCCGCCTTCTGCAAGGCTTCCGCTTGGCGGTCTACTTCCGCCGTGGCCTTCTGGTTTAGCTCCATCGCTTCCTGTAAGGCCTTCTTTTTCTCGCGCAGCGCAAAGATTTCTTCCTGCGTTACGGTCGAATTGTTGCGGCTCTGTACGGCTTTCAGCTTGGCATCAACTTCCGCGTATTGCTTGGCCAGCTCTTTCGCGCTGTCGGAAAGGCTGCGCCCGGCTGTGTCAAGGTCGCCCCAGGTCTTTTCAATGTCCGCGGCGGCCTTCTTGAAGCTTTCTTCCATGTTCTCGCCGCTCTTGACGGAAATATCGGAAAGCCCTTGTATTCGCTTCCCGGTTTCGTCCAGGGCGTCGTTAATTTGCCCGTTTTTGGCTATAAGCTCGAATTCGAGCGACCCTATATTTACGCTCATCGTTGTAGTCTGTTAATTGCGTTTAATATGTCCTGCGCGTTATCCGCCGTAATAGCGACCGGCTCCGGGTCGTTTCCTCCGTCCTTCTGCTCTACGCTCGGGGCGTCCACCACCATCCTTTGAACCGTGGCCCAGGGAATTCCGTGCAGCAAATAGTCCAACGTCCAGCCGAAATGGGCGCAAATAGAACCCCGGCGGCCGTGGGGGCTTTTAAGCCCGGTTACTCTATACGATCCGCTATCTGTGTCGTTTTTGCGCCGCTCATGTATCGCATAGAGCCTATAAAATCCCCCAAATTGGAAACGCTGGTTACGGTCTGCGCCAGCCCCAAAAGGTCGGAAGGCTTTATATTATGGGCGAAAAGGTCCGTTAAGCGGTCCAGCTCCCGGTCGTCTGTCTTGCGCCGGATCCGTCCGCTTGCGTCCTGAATATTGTAGTAATAATCTTCGCCCAGGACGGCTATTGCTATAATTCGGGCCATCTTGCGGGTGTTCCTGTGTGCGACCCGCTTTGCGGCCGCCAGCGTCTTTTGGCCGCCGGCTGTAAGCTCCGCTTCCGGGATATCCATCCCCACCCATATCTCGCTAAGCCGGTCCAGGGTGTTAAGGGTCGGTTCCTGAATAGTGAACGTTTCCTTTATGGTCTCCGCCCGGCGTGGAAGGAGAAAGCCCAGCGGGCCGGCGGGGCGCTTGTAAATCTTCCGGGAAACGGAAAAACGGACCCCGTTCTGGATCATAAGGTTCAATTCGTCGCGCTCTATGTCCTGGAGCGTCTTTTCGGCGGTTTCTCGCGCGTTTTCTTCTGCCATTGGTGTTCTCTATTGAAAAGTAAAAGCAAGCCCCTAAAAACGAATTTCCGGGGGCTTGCAACCACAATAATTACGGCCTTCCGGCGCGGTTTAGGAATTGGAAACGATGGAAGCGGTAAGCTTCGCTACGTTGTCCTTTTCGGGGATCAGGACGGTTCCCTGAACTTCAAGCAGGAGCAGGGCGCTCTTGCTAAAGTTGCCGTTAAGCTTTGCGCGGATGCGCATGCGGGGAACCTGGAATTTCAGGCCCTGCTGGGGCGTGATTTCCACGGACTTCTCGATAACGGGGGCGCTGGTCGGGGGCGTCCAGGTGTCGTTTTCGGTCAGCGACTGGTCGCTCTTGGAAGCGGTGCCGCCGCAATACTTGACCAGGGTGTCCGGGGTCGGATCCATGAGGCTCCAGTTGAACTGAACCGTTCCGGCGCGCTCAATGCTCACGACGGGGTCGTCTACTTCCTCCGCAAAAAAGTCCGTGACGGTCGCGTCGTTCGTAACCATCTGGGCGGTGTCCTGGTAGGTGTAACCGTCTACGACAAGGGACTGGCCCATGCCGCCGTCGGCGGCGACGTCTCCGGTCTTAATCTGGGAAAGGCCCAGAGTATAAATGTGCTTTGCCATTTCTTTATACGTTTACGGTGTTAATACTGAATTACTCGTTTCCGCCCGGCCCTGCGATAAACCATTCAACCCTTATATTTGCGTAGTGTTCCGGGGCGTTTACTTCGCGGATGACCGTTTCGTCTCCTACGGAAATAGTAAGCCCCGGAATAACGGCGGCTTTAAGCGCGCCCGTTACGGCTGCAACGATGGGCCGGATTGTCTCCCGTGCGGCCTTCCTTTGCGGCTGGCCGCCGATGCGGACCTC